AAACTTCGTAACACATTTGGTAAAAAATATAAAGTTAAAACAATTTCTCTAATAGACCTATTGCTTAAGTATAATGCTCCAAAACAAATTGATTATTTGTCAATAGATACCGAAGGAAGTGAGTTTGAAATTTTAAATGCATTTGACTTCAACTCATATGATATTAAAATAATTACCTGTGAACATAATAGCCTGCCTGATAGAAAAAAAATATATAATCTGTTAATTAATAATGGTTATAAAAGAAAATTTTCTGACCCCATTGAAGATTGGTATGTACGATGAAAAAATTACAAGAGATTATGCGCTGGCACACTTTAGGGAACGGATAAATATATACATGGAAAAATGTAAGAACTGTAAATGCGAGGCACATTGTCCCGAAACTTGTATGAATTGCAAGTGTAATAAATGTGATTGTTCAATTTGTGATAAACCAAGACCTAAAGTAAAAACAGGAGATGAAATAGTACAATAAATGGAACAAAGTAAAACAACAGCCGAAAAAATAAAAATCATTAAGTTGATTAATGGGGACGATATTGTTGCCGTTGTGGAAAATTCAAAGAGTCAAATGGATACCACACATCAAACAATTTGTATTAATAAACCTTTACAGATAAAATACGTACCACAAATAACAATGCATGGTTTCAAAGACTATATCGCATTGATACGTTGGACGGCCTATACTAACGATAATCATATTACAATTCCAAAAGATAAGATAATGACTATTACAAATGCCAACGAGGCTATGAGTAAGAGTTATCTTGGTGTCGTTGATACATATGGTGATATTCCATTGGCCAATGCAGATGGACATAGACAGAAAATGATGATGAAGTTTTCTACTAAAGAAAATAGAAAGTTAAATGAGATATTTGATGACAGATTTTATGATGAAGATGATGAGCCAGGAACTTTACATTAATAATCCCCCTAGCTGGAGGTTCTCTATCAACCGGCTACACCGTTCATTATACATATTTTCCAGAAAAAGTCAATGCTGATTTAGCCTAAAACCGAAATTTTTTTGGTGTGTTATAACCTTAAAACATTGACAAACTGAACGAAAAGGTATATAGTTATATTATGACTGCAAAATCAAAAACGAAGAAAGAACACTACGTTAATAATAAAGAGTTTCTGGAAGCGATGAACAAGTACAAAAAAGCTGTACGAAAAGCAATAAGAGAAAAACAAGATAAACCAGCAGTAGGAAACTACCTTGGATCCTGTTTTTTGAAGATTGCCAATCACCTTTCATTTAGACCAAATTTCATAAATTACACATTCAAAGATGACATGATTTCAGATGGTATAGAAAACTGTCTACAATACCTTGACAACTTTGATGGCAAAAAATCTAACAATCCTTTCGCTTATTTTACTCAAATAATCTACTATGCTTTTATACGTAGAATACAAAAAGAGAAAAAACAAGTGACGATTAAACACAAACTTATTAGTAAATCAAATTTAGATGACTTTGCTCTCCAACCAGGTGAAGATAGAGAGTTTAAAAATCAAATGACAGAGTATTTACAAAAGAACTTACCTATGGATTCACAAGAGAAAATAGCTGAAGAAATAGCAAAAAGTAAAATAAAACGTAAAAAAAGGACGAGTAAGAATAGTTTAGATTATTTTTTCCAAAAAAATTATGAAGATAGCTCTGCTAAATGATACACATTTTGGTTGCCGTAATGATTCTCCACACTTTATAAACTATCAAAATAAGTTTTACGAGGAACAATTTTTTCCTTATATTATTGATAACGATATAAAATGTTTAGTACATTTAGGTGACGTTGTTGATAGACGTAAGTTTATTAATCACAACACAGCCCACAATTTTAGAGTAAATTTTTGGGATAAATTAGAAGAATTGAATATAGATACTCACGTTATATTGGGTAATCACGATACCTATTATAAAAATACTAACGAAGTAAATGCTATACAAAATTTAAATCTAGGAAAAATTACAACATATACAAGAGCAACAGATATAAATCTTGCTGGATTAGATATATTGTTTATACCATGGATATGTGAAGCCAATATAGAAGATACTTTATATAAAATAGATAATACAACAGCTCAAATTGTTATGGGTCATTTAGAAATAAAAGGTTTTGAAATGCATAGAGGAATTGTAAATGAACAAGGACTTGATAGAGAACAATTTAGAAGATTTGAAAAAGTATTATCTGGTCATTTTCATAAGAAATCAGATGATGGTCATATCTTTTATCTAGGTACACAATATCAAATTATGTGGTCAGATTATAATTGTCCAAAAGGTTTTCATATATTTGATACAGACACAAGAGAATTAGAACGAATAGAGAACCCTTTACCTATATTTAAAAAATTAATATATGATGATACAAAAGAAAACTATGACAATTTAGATTTATCCTCTTACGATAATTGTTTTGTAAAACTATTTGTAAACAGGTGTAAGAATAAAGAAATGTATAGCAATCTAGTAGAAAGATTTTACAACAATACCAATGTACATGAATTGATTATTAATGAAGATACAACTGATATTACACAAACAGTTAAGGTAGATACTATAGATCAAGGCGAAGATACATTAACATTTTTAGGTAACTATATTGAACAGGTAGATACTGATTTAGATAAGACAAAACTAAAAGAGTTTGCAAAAGAATTATACACGGAGGCCAGTGAATAATAAAATTCCAAAAGTTGAAACATTAGAATCACAAAAAGAAGAATTAGAGTCATCTATGAAATCTTCCAGACATCAAGAGTATGTTAGAAAAGAAATGGATAAAATTAGAGCAGAAGGTAAAATGAAGGAAGAAAGTGTGTCTGATACACACGCTATTATTAAAGAGGCAGAAAAAAGATTAAAAACACCATCAGAAAAAATGCAAGAGGAGTTGGAACCAATACCAAATTTATGTCCAATAACAGATGAATAAAGCTATAATAGAAAGTATTATAGATGTAGGTAGTGGATTATTTTTAGCTATTCTTATTCAATTATATATCTTTCCATTCTTTGGATTATATCCAACTATTTTAGATAGTATAGGAATTGCGTTAATATTTACTGTTGTATCAATGGTAAGATCAGCATGTTGGAGATACTTCTTTAGAATTAGGCCTATTAATCCGGTTTTAGGAAAAGATGATAGTTTTTAAAAAAATATCATATAAGAATTTCCTATCTACAGGTAATACGCCTATAGTAATAGACTTAAATAAATCACATACAACATTAGTAATAGGACCAAATGGATCAGGTAAGTCTACTTTATTGGACGCCCTTTGTTTTGTTTTATTTAATAAACCATTTAGAATTATAAAGAAAGAACAAATAGTAAACTCAATAAACAATACAGAAACTATTGTAGAAATAGAATTTAATGTAGGTATGAAAGAATATAAAATAGTAAGAGGTATTAAACCAAATCTATTTGAAATATATCAAGATGGTGTTCTTATGAATCAAGACGCCAACAGTATAGACTATCAAAAATATCTAGAACAAAATATAATGAGACTTAACTATAGGTCTTTCTTACAAGTTGTATTATTAGGATCATCATCATACGAGCCGTTTATGAAAATGAAACCTAGATACAGACGAGAAGTGGTTGAGGAAATTTTAGACATTAGAGTGTTTGGTCTTATGGACTTGATATTAAGAAGTCAACAATCAGATTTAGCTAAGAAAGTTATTGAAATGAAACACCGAGCTGACCTTATACAAACCAAGTATGAGACAGAGTTAAATCACTTCAATGCTATTTCCAACTTGAATATGAACGACCTAGATGGTAAAAAACAGCTGATTAACAAAAACGAAGAAGATAATAAAGAGTATGGTAGAAAGATTGAATCACTAAACAAACAAATAGGTTCTCATAAAAAAGAAATAGAAAATAAAAATAAAGTAGTTACCAAGGTAAGTAAATTAACAAAACTAGAAGCTAAGATTGAAACCAATTTAAAGACACATCAAAAGACATTAGAGTTTTTTGAGAATAATGATAGTTGTCCTACATGTACACAACCTATAGATCAAAATTTTAAAACTCAAAAGATAAATACTACTAAAACAAAAGTAAAAACTCTATCAGATGGTATGAGAGATATATTAAGTGAGATAGCCAAAACAGAATTAAAATTAACAGAAATGAATAAAGTATCTGAAAAGATATATGAACTTAATATTGACATATCTAAATATGAAACATCTTTAGACGAGATAAATAAGTTTAGCAATAGAATACATGAAGAAATGAGACTACTAGAAAACAAACAAGTTGATGGTAAAGAGATTAAAATACAACTAGAAGATTTAAAACAACAACTAGATGATAGTAAAGTAGAAAGAGATAGAATAATTGAACAAAAGGATTACGTAGATATATTAAGAGAGATATTAAATGACAAAGGTGCCAAGGCTCAGATTATACGTAAGTATGTTCCTATAATGAACAGCTTAATTAATCAACATTTACAGGCCATGGATTTCTTTGTATCGTTTCATTTAGATGAGGAGTTTAATGAAACAGTAAAGAGTAGATTTAGAGATACATTTAATTATAATAACTTTAGTGAGGGTGAAAAAATGAGAATAGACCTTGCATTGTTATTTACTTGGAGACATATTGCAAAGATGAAAAATAGTACAAATACCAATCTATTAATATTAGATGAAATATTTGACGGCAGTTTAGACGGTCAAGGTACAGATGATTTTTTTAAGATTATAACACAACTCTCAAAAGAAAACATCTTTATTATATCCCATAAGGGAGATATAATGTTTGATAAATTTACTAATATAATAAAGTTTGAGAAGTATAAAAACTTCACAAGATTACAACCAACATAGGAGATAATATGGGTAGTACACAAAAAAGTGTAATGAGACCACCACAAACAAAAAGGGAGAAGATACCTAAACAGGATAATTATACTGATAATGCTCAAACGTTTATGAAGGCAAAGTCAAAAAAACAAGTAAACACTGACAAAAAAGAGGAGAAGGGGGCCACTGAAGTGGACAATAAAAAAACTTTAAAATTGGTACCACCAAGAGACCCGAGAGTAAATTCAGCCATAGCACCTTTTAGCGATGATATGTTAAAAGATGAGGGTTTTAAAGATAGAAAAGAACTAGCAGACGCTATGTTCAAAACTATGAGAAAATATGGTGGATTAGGTTTAACCTGTAATCAGGTTGGATTGCCTTTCAATATGTTTACATTAGGCGATCATCCAGATTTAGAAAAAGGGTTAAAGATGGCATGTTTTAATCCATTTATAATTTCAAAAAGTGAGGAAACAGTAATGATGAAAGAAGGTTGTTTAACCTTTCCTTTTGTATTCTTATCAATAGTAAGGCCTAGAAAAGTAGTTGTTAAATACGAAGACGAAGATGGACAATTAAGAGAAGGTCACCTTGATGGTATGATTAGTAGAGTATTCCAACATGAATACGATCATATATTAGGTAAGAATTTTATAGATGGTGTATCTAAAATGAAATTGGATATGGCTTATAAGAAGGCTGCTAAACAGATGAAACTCTACGAAAAACGTAAGAATCAATAAGCTTGACAATCAGATTAATTTCTGATAGGATTATATTATGAATAAAGAAGACTTTGATATACATGAAAAACAAGATTTAGAAGGCGTTGAAAAAAAGTGGAAGAAATTCCAAGAAGAAAACGATATATCTAAAGTAGAAGATGTTGATCTAAAACATCTTAAAGAAGAAATAGAAAAAGACCTTGGATACGTGTCTAAAATGACCGTACAAGAGTATACATTATTCCAAAAGTGGCAAGAAGTACATAAGAAATATCCTACAACCGAATCAACTACATTGTATGGTACTGAAAAAATATTAACATCACCTGAACAAAGAACTCAAATAGATACAGTTAGAAATAATATCTGGATTCCAGAATCACCTGAAGACTATGATAAATTAGAACCTGTATTAGAACCTACAGATGATAGTACAAAAAATTTTAAAGGTAAAGCAGTAAGAACTGCCAAACTATCAGAGAACTGGAATACATTAAGAACGTTTTTGTCTACTATGAAAAACAATAGTAATATTGGTAGACAACTATTCTTTAATGTAAATGATAACAGATCAGGTAAACATCTAGGTGTCATTTGTATATCTGGTGACTTTATGGATTTAACTCCAAGAGACAGTGCTATTGGTTGGGATAGACATAGTAAAACATTTGGTGGTATGATTAATCATACTGCTATTGGTTCCTCTATTGTACCAACACAACCTTTAGGTTATAGTTTTACTGGTGGTAAATTATTAGCATATCTATGTTTATCAGATGATGTACAAAGAATATGGCAAGAAAAGTATGGCGATAAGTTAGTTGGTGTTACCACAACATCTTTATATGGTAAGGCAAAAGCGAATACTTTAAGTCAATATGATGGTTTAAAATATTGGAAACGTATGGGTTTCACTATGGGTTCCGTTTCATATGAACCACAATTAGAAACTAAAAATTTAATTAAACAGTGGTTAAAGAAAAATCATACTAGAAAATTCTTTGAATGGTATGTGGCAACAAGAGCCAATGGCCAACCATTAAAAAGAGATCATAAAAATAGGTCATATATGTTTACTTATTCAAGACTTGGTATACCTAAAGAGTATATAAAAACAGATCATGCTAGAGGTATATACTTTGCAAGATTATATGAGAATACATATGAGTATTTAAGAGGCGAAGTAAAAGATGATGGTTTAAAGAAACGATTCGATTCGTCTACCGAAGCATTAGTTAAGGTGTGGAAAGAAAAACATGCCTCTAAAAGAATAAAGAGTCTAGAAAAAACAAATAGATATTCTAAAGAATCACATTTTTATGATGATTTGATATACTTAAATTGGGAAGAGTGTAAAGGAAAGTACTTAAATCAAGTAGGAAGATAGAGAATCAGCAAGAGTTATCCAATGTTCTGGTAATGTTCTATAAATTAATTTCAAAAAGCAAGTAAAACCGTCAAAAATAATGGTTGCTTTTCGTTTCATTTTCCTTTAGGATAAGAGTATATTATGAAAAAGAAAACCACTACAAAAGTTTCACTAGATCAAAAATCACAATTAGCAAAATTATTAGCAACCGAAAATGTAAGCATTCAACATAACAATGTTAGAACGGCTTCTTTTGATGTAAAGAATAGAGTACTTACATTACCAATTTTTAAAACAAAATCTCCCGATGTGTATGACATGTTAATCGCCCATGAGTGCAGTCATGCTCTATTTACTCCTTATAAATTATGGGCAAAAATTACAGATGATGAGTTACGTGCTTATGTAAATGTTCTAGAAGATTGTAGAATAGACTTAAAAATTCAAAAGAAATATCCTGGTGTTACTAAAAACTACCTTAATGGTTTTGATATTCTTAATAATGCTAACTTCTTTGGAGTTAGAGATAAAGATTTAAATAAAGACTTACATTTAATTGATAAAATTAATATGTTCTATAAGTCTTCAAAAAGATTACCAATACATTTTACAACCCTTGAAAGCATTTGGATTAAAAAAGTTAATGCAATAAGAACTTTTACAGATGTTGTTACGTTAGCTAAAGAAATGTTAAATTGGCAGAAAAAACAAACTGAAAAAAATAAAAAGGATCCAAATTTTTCAGGTAGTAATTTAGATAAACTGTATGTAATAAAAGACGATCATAAAGGTCCTGAAGAAACTAAAGCAGAAACACCTAACAATGATGATGAAGATGGTAATAATAAAAAAGAAGAAAAACCTCAAGAAAAAAAAGAAGGCAATGGTGAAGCTAGTAAAGAAGATGTACAAGTTGACAATGCTGAAAATCAAAAATCAATTGAGGGTGGTGATGGTAAAACAGAAAATCAAGAAAGTAAAGGTTTAGATTCAAGAAAATTTATAGCAATTACTGATAAAAAATACCAAGAAAGTACTCAAAGAATTACAGACAGTGATGTTGAATATAATTATGTGACTTTACCTGAACCTGATTTAAATAAAGTTATTGTTCCAACTAAAACTTTCTTAAAAGAAATGAGAGAATATATTAGAGGTGAATATAAAATATCATCTAGTACAACTCAATATTTAAATTGGTTAAAAAATGATTTTAAAAAGTATTGTAGTGATAATATGAAAACTGTTAACTATCTAGTTAAAGAATTTGAAATGAAAAAATCTGCTACTGCTTATAAGAGAGCAACTACTGATAAAACAGGTACAATTGATCCACTTAAATTAAAAGATTACAAATTTAGTGAAGACATTTTTAAAAGATTAACTATCTTACCTACAGAAAAAAACCATGGTATGATGATGTTGTTAGATTGGTCTGGTAGTATGTGTGCTGATCTTAAAAAAACTATAGATCAATTAATTAATTTAGTTTACTTTTGTAGAAAAGTTAACATACCTTTTAAAGTATATGCATTTACTACCGAGTATTGTGAAAATCAAGGATTAGTCCATAGAGATAGGGATCCTAGTAAAGCAACTTTTAAATTTAAAAGTGGTGATATGTTTTTAGAAAATTTTAATCTAATTGAAATAGCAAATCATAATTTAAAGAAAAAAGAATTAGAAGAGTCTTTAATGTATATTTACAATATGGGCTTATGTTATGGCCATTATTCAAGAAAAGGTTTTTGGAATGAGGAAAGACATGAAGGAAGTAGATTTCATATGCCGTCTCAATATAATTTAGGTACTACACCACTTAACGAAGCTTTAGTTGCTTGTTTAAAATTGGTTCCATTATTCAAAAGAAAATATAATATTGAAAAAATGACTTTCATTACATTAACTGATGGTGGTGCTAACTATTCTGGTGACGCAAAAGTTGTAGAAGACAAAGATGGTAAACTTATTAGAGCACATAAAGATGAATTAAGAGTCACTGATAAAAATGGTAGAGACAAATATATTCCAATTAAAACAGTTATTAAAATTGGTAAAAAACAATATGTTAATGAGGATAGTAGATCAGATATGACTTCTTTGTTATTAACTCTTATACAAAAAGAACATAATATAAAAACAATTGGTTTCTATGTTTTAAAAACTATTAAGTGGTGGGATATTGACAAATTTACTAGACAACTTAAATCATATATGTTAAGAGAAAAAGTTACTGCCGATATTAGAAAGAAATTTGTTAAAGAAAAATGCGCTATTGTATATCATAAAGGATATAACAAGTATTTTTTATTAAATGGTAAAACAATGGCCGTACAAAATACTGACCTTACTACAATACAAGAAGGCTTAAAACCAGGTCAGATTAAAAATTTATTTAGTAAAAGTATGAAAGGAAGAATCACTTCCAGAACACTATTAAATAAATTCATTGAGGAGGTTGCGTAAAAATCAATGTGGATAACACAATTTTTAGGCTTGCTTTATGAATAGAACTATGATAGGATATATTAATAAAACGAAAGGAAAGCACTATGCTAAACACTAAACAAACACAATTTATTGAACATGCTTATTCAATGTTTAATAAAAAGGAGTTAACTGTAGATCAGTTAAAGAAAGCCAATGCAAAATTTGGCTGTAAATATGCTCCACAATGGTTGATTAAAAATAAAGATTACAAATTAGGTAAATCTTTATTTAAATTACCTGTAGACGGTGAGGACGTTTCTGTTCCAGAACCAGTTATCAAAAAAGATACGGCTAATGAGGTTGAATCAAAATCTGAAGCCGCTTATATTGTATCATCTTTAGTAGGCGACATTGTCCCTAAAAAAGATCCAATATTTGTTCCATTTGGTAATTATACAGATGTAAAATCTATTGTAAAATCTAATAGGTTTTATCCTATTTTTATTACTGGTTTATCTGGTAATGGTAAAACAATGGGTGTCATTCAATCTTGTGCCGAGGCTAAGAAAGAAATGATTAGAGTAAACATAACAATTGAAACCGATGAGGACGATTTGTTAGGCGGTTATAGACTTAAAGATGGTCAAACTGTATGGCAAAACGGACCTGTTATTGAGGCGATGGAAAGAGGCGCTATGTTATTATTAGACGAGGTTGACCTTGCTAGTAATAAGATTATGTGTCTACAACCAATACTTGAAGGTTCAGGAGTTTATGTTAAAAAGATAAACAAGTTTGTTAAACCTAAATTAGGGTTTAATGTTATCGCTACTGCCAATACTAAAGGTCAAGGTAGTGAAGACGGTAAGTTTATCGGAACCAACATTCTTAATGAGGCATTTTTGGAAAGATTTCCTGTTACATTTGAACAGAAATATCCAAGTGTTGCTATTGAGAAAAAAATATTAACTAACACATTAAAACAAGCTGGTAAATCAGACAAAGATTTCATAGAAAAGCTTACTACATGGGCTGATGTTATCAGAAAAACTTATTTTGATGGTGGCGTTGACGAGATTATCTCAACAAGAAGATTGGTCCACATTACTCAAGCTTATGCGATATTTAATAATAAAGTAAAAGCTATTACAATGTGTACTAATAGATTTGATGATGATACAAAAAATTCGTTTGTAGAGTTATATACTAAAGTAGATTCTGGTGCTAGTGTTGAAGACATTATGGAACAGAATAGACAAAAAGATTTAACCGAACAATCGGATCTTAGCGAGAACGAAGACGATGATTCTGACAGCGATGCTGGGACAGATGATTCGGATAATGTTTAAGCTATAGTGTAATCCTTGGTGGCGATGTAGTGGTCGCCACCGCTTAAGGAGATTGGCATTTGTAGGGAATTTATAGGGTACCTTAGCCGAACATGCCAATCTCTTTAAGGATTAGATAGAAGAATAAATAGAATTATGATATATTTAAATACAGAAATTAAATCACATACACCTTTTTTGCAGAAAAAAAGTCATTCGTATCCACTTAATAACGATACGCAAGTTAATAAATTAATAGATATAATAAATTATGTATATTGGTTATCAGTAGAAAATATTACTTTACCTGGATCCTCAATATATTCAGGATTCATTTATAGAATGAAAGGATTAGATTTATACAAATATATACAGAATTTTGGTTACAAAGATAAAACTAATAGTAGAATAAGAACAGACAAATATGGTAATACTTGGTTAAACATTCCTTTTACTGAAATGAAAAAAGTAGGTCAAATAGATAAAAATATAATGAAAGACTCAGGTATTAATGGTCAAGGTGTTTCTATGTATGGAAGATCAGATCAGTTAGAATGGTATAGAAGTGGTGCAAAAAGAGATCCAAACAAAATGAATAGCAAAGGCACGACTGGTGAAATGTTGATGAGAGATTATTTTAATAAACAAGAAAGAGTATTAAAGGTTGAAAAACCAGCAAACATTTACAGTCCAGTAGATATGATACTAACAATTAAACCAAAGAAAGGAGGAATATAAATTGAGTATAACAGTAGATGTAAGAAATGGTAATGTAGAACAGGCTTTAAGAGTCTTAAAAAGAAAAAATTTAAAAGATAATTTCCTTAAAAATTATAAGGAAAGAATGTATTTTGAGAAACCTTCTGAAAAAAAGAGACGAAAAAAGAAAGAAGGAATTGCTAATGCAAAGAGGAAGAAACGTTTACAAGAAAAATTTTTATAAGAAATTTATGGAATTTAACGCTATAAAAGTGATATATATATTATGGTCAAGGCTGCTCGTAAGTCCTATGACAGCGTTAAAGAAGCTATTATAGCTTCGGATATGGTGGATTGTTTTAGCATTTGCGCTTAGTTTCGCACCACCTTAAAAAAACAAACTAAAGCTGCGGAGCGTTTTGGTAGTTTCGCCCTTATATAAAAACTACCATTTTATTTTATATAGATGGTTGACATTTGAAGATTAATACTTATATAAATAACTATGACAATGCCATTAAGGGTTGTCTATAACAATAACTTTGCTTAACAATAGGAGGTTAATATGACCAATTCAAAAGCAATTCAATTCTTTAATAGTTTAAGACCAATAACCGTAGGGTTTGACAGTATGTTTGACAACTTTGAACATATGTTAGATACAGATTTTACGAGAATGGGAAACTATCCACCATACAATATCGTTAAAACAGGTTCGTTTACCTATGATATTGAATTAGCATTAGCAGGATACTCTAAAAATGATGTAACTGTTGACTATGCTGACAATGTTCTAACAATCAAGTCTAATAAAGACGAGCAGACTAAAGAGGTTGAGGACAATGATGGTATACTTCACAAAGGTATAGCTAAAAGATATTTTAGTAAGTCATTTACTGTAGCAGAAGACTGCGAAGTAAAGGGTGCTGAACTAAAAGATGGTCTTTTAAAGGTATCTTTAGAGAAGATTGTTCCAGACTCAAAGAAGCCTAGAACAATAAAGATTAAATAATAATTAAAACTATAGGCGTTCCAGCATTGACAATGGGACGCCTTTAGTGTATAGTGTATAAATAGGATTATATAAACTAAAGCAAAAAAGTTTGCTGTTTATATTAAATAAATTGTAAAGCGACAAAGGTCGCAGAAAGTAAATTATGACATTAAATACGCCACAAAGCACACAAAGGCTAGATAGAGCTTTTGATATTCAATCAACACCAAAAATTATTAATAACGACAATTCAATTATTGTAAATGTAAGTAATACAGATAGATTTACAGACGAGAATTTAAAAACACAGGATAGACTTATTGTTAAAGAAGCATATCCTGAATTATATGATAGAGAAGATAAAGGATTATTTTTTTTAAGATTTGAGATTAGAGATATAGATACATTATTTGACAATCTAAAAAACAAATACGGTAAACAAAAAGGTAGAGCTATAACTAACCAAAAGATGGTTGGTATTAGAAACGATATTTTAGAAAATGGTTTTAAACTAAAATATAACCCTATAGCAATAGCTGAATACGTAGATGGTTCAATTAAATTTTTAACAGGTAGAACTAGGGTAGAAATCCTAAAAAAGACTTGCGATTTTAAAAATGCCATTGTAGCTGTTTATTCAGTAAAAGACAATAAAACTTTAGCAACAAATAACTTAAAGTTTAATCTAATTGATTCTCCAGTAGGTCTTGCTTTAACTAGTGATGTCATTGCAGTAGGTCAAGAACTAATTGATGACGGAGATATAACAAAAAATTTAGATGAGATAAATGCTTGGGTAATTGAAGTTACCGAAGGCAGTCATTTTACAGACAATACTAAAAACATTATTGCTCAATCACTTTTAAATAACAATTCTTCAAGACCTTATATCAACTCTTGGACACCTGAAAGGGTACACGATTGGATGATAGAACAAGGTTATAAGAAAGCTGGTGACCAATATCCTAGTAGTGGTTTATCTTCTAAAGAATCAGTTTACGTACAAACTAAACAAGGTCAAGAACATTTAAATCAATACTTATATGTTATAGGAGCTTCTTCATCTTGGAGTAAAAATCTATCCAGAGTATCAGCAATAGCAAACAATACATATTTTACTGGTAAATCTATTAGAGTTATTTTACATACTTCAACATTAGATACATTAAATACTATTCAAAAATTAGAAGAACAATATGATGATAAGATTGAAAAACATAATTTAAATTATAATCAAGAGTTATTAAATATTGGTAACTCTTACTATACTAGAGAAATTAACGGCGAGGTTGTACTACCTATTATTAATACAAAAGTGGTATTATATGCAACTTTACCAGTTATAGGCAAGGTACATAAACAAAATGAACTTGTCGTATTATAATCAGAGGAGCATTGACTTCCTCCCGATTTTATGTTAAAGTAAGACTATATTATGGAAATAAAGAATATAAAATTTAAAATACGTGAAGGTGACATATCCGAATCAGGTGCTTGTAATTTTTCCAATGGTAAATGGGTTGATAGAACTACTGACTATTACTTTAAAGATAAGAAAGTAATTATATTCAGTTTACCAGGAGCTTTTACACCAACTTGTACATCACAACAACTTCCAGGTTATGACAACCTGTATACGAAATTCAAAGAACATGGCATAGATGAGGTTTATTGTATATCAGTAAATGATTCTTTTGTTATGAATGCATGGAAAACCAACGAACAAATCAAGAACATTAAAATGATACCAGATGGCAATGGCGAACTAACAAAGAGTTTAGATATGTTAGTTAACATAGAGGCCATTGGTTTTGGTTACCGTTCATGGAGATATGCAGCTATTGTACACAATGGTGATATAATAAAAATGTTCGTTGAACCTGGTAAAGAATTTAATGATCCATCGGATCCTTATGGAGTATCTTCACCAGAAAATGTCTTGAAATATTTGGAGGCTTGACATTTTGAACAAATTGATATAGTATAGTAAATGCGGATGTCGTATAAAAGTATTATGATAGGTTTCCAACCTGTAGAACTTGGGGCAGTACCAAGTATCCGCTCCAAAAAGAAAAGTTAAATAAAAAAAAGTTAAATTATGAATAGGAGTGATTACAAAATGAACTTGTCCACAAACACAATAGCTTTGTTAAAAAATTTCTCTGATATAAATCAGAACATTTTAATTAAGCCAGGAAATAAGATACAAACTATTTCCAATATGAGAAATATTTTAGCAGAGGCTGAAATAAAAGAAAAATTTGATAGTGAATTTGCTATCTATGATCTACCACAATTTTTAAGATCATTGGATTTATTTAAAAGTCCTGAACTAACGTTTAATGGTGGTGCTTCAATGACTATCAGTGAAGCTAAAGAGGGAAGAAAATCAGTTAAGTATTTCTTCTCTGATAAATCTACGGTGTTTACACCTAATAAGATTAACATGCCAGATAAACATGTTTCATTTCAATTAAAAAATGATGACTTAGCTGAACTACATAAAGGCGTTACAACTTTAAATTTACCAGATGTTGCTGTAATAGGCGATGGTAAAGATATTAAATTAGTGGCTACTGATAAGAAAAACAAGACTTCTAACGTAGTGTCTTCTGTAATCGGAAAATCAGATATTAAGTTTACTGCTTACTTTAAATCAGAAAACTTTAAGATGATACCAGATGATTATGATGTAGCAATATCAAAAGCAAAAATATCTAGTTTCATTAGTAGAGCAAAAAACGTCCAATATTGGATTGCATTAGAACCTGATTCTGAATTTTAAGGAGTTGGTCAATGACAGATTTTTTGTGGGTAGAACAATACCGACCCAAAACAATAGATGAATGTATCTTATCAGAAGATACAAAGAATACCTTTTTAGAATTTCTATCTAAAAAAGAACTACCAAACATGTTATTAACTGGTACTGCCGGTACTGGTAAGACAACTGTTGCTCGTGCTTTATGTGAAGAATTAAACCTTGATTATATTATAGTCAATGGATCAGATGAAGGCCGTCAAATAGATACGTTAAGACATAAGATTAAAAACTTTGCAACAACTGTATCTTTCAATACAGAATCAAAACATAAAGTAGTCATACTTGACGAGGCAGATTATATGAATGCCGAATCGGTACAGCCTGCTTTAAGAAATTTCATAGAAAGTTTTTATAATAACTGTAGATTTATATTTACTTGTAACTATAAGAACAAAATCATACCAGCTTTACATAGTCGTTGTACTGTTATTGACTTCAAAGTTTCTAATGGTCAAAGAGGGAAAACTGCTGTTGCTTTTATGAAACGTTTGGAAAATATCTTAAAAGAACAAGAAATTGAGTATGATAAAAAAATATTAGCTCAGTTAATTGAAAAACATTATCCAGATTTTAGAAGAACTATCAACGAACTTCAAAGATATTCTGTACGTGGTAAGATTGACAGTGGTATTCTATTCAATCTAAAAGAAACAGACTATAAAAATCTTATGGGTTACCTGAAGAAAAAAGAGTTTGATAGTATGAGGAAGTGGGTAATCCAACATTTAGATATGGACGCTACTGATCTATTCAGAGGTGTCTATGATGTTCTATATGAGAGTTTAGAACCTAAATCCGTACCTCAAGCGATATTAATAATTGCTGGCTACCAGTACAAGGCAGCTTTTGTGGCTGACCACGAAATTAATGTAATCGCCTGTCTAACAGAGATTATGGCCAATTGTAAATTCAAGTGATGAAAGGAAACATTTTACTAAATATGCTTAGAAAGGCAAATGCCTTTTAAATCAATGAAAGAGATAAAGAAAAGAAATGGCAAAGAGAACATTATGGAGAGTTATGATAGTTAAGTTTAGAATGTGGTATGCTGACGTAAGAGGACACCACGGACATAGATGGAACTACGAACCATCCGAGCATTATATGGGTAGACACCCAAACAAAAATGGCAGACATTAACAAATTATTAAATGAAATAGGTAAATTAACTATGCAAGAAGCTGCTGATATGGCCAAAATGATGGAAGATCAGTGGGGAATACAAGCAAGTAATTTACAAGCAGCTGCTCCAACCCCTGTTGCAGTTTCAGAAGAAAAGAGTACAGCTACAGTTATATTAAAAAGTTTTGGTGAAAAGAAAATGGGTGTATTAAAAGTTGTTAAAGAAGTATTAGGATTAGGCTTAATGGAAGCAAAGACTTTTATTGAAGATTTACCTAAAACGGTTGAAGAAAACCTTGAAACAGCACATGCTGAAGAATTAAAGAAGAAGTTAGAAGACGCTGGCGGAACAGCAGAACTTAAATAAAATTGATTCAAGGCACTAGTTTATATTATGTACGAATTAAAAGATTATTTAAAAGCTATAAACGAAACAAAAGTTAACCTTTTGAAGACCAGCGATATTGCCTGGATTAAAAAGTACCCTCCCTACATCATTAATAAGTGTTTATCCATGTTTTGGGATACACTTCCACATGCCAATGAAATGAATGGTTATCACTTCTTGGACAAAGACATACAATTTCAATTTTTACTAAATAGTATCAGACCAAAGAAACGTTTTGGAGGGAAGTGGATCAAACAAATTAAATTGATTGACTTGGAATATGTAAAAGAGTATTATGGATACAGTAATGATAAAGCAAGACAAGCACTACAAATACTCTCAAAAGAACATATAGATAAAATTAAACAAGCTTTATACAAAGGCGGGAGAAAAAAATGAATGATGAAATAACGTGGTCACAAGATCAGATGTTAGAGGTGACTCTAAATCAACCAGACGATTTCTTAAAAGTTAGAGAAACACTTACCAGAATAGGTGTTGCAAGTAGAAAAGATAAGACCCTTTTTCAATCTTGTCACATATTACACAAACAAGGAAAGTATTACATAGTACATTTTAAAGAACTTTTTGCTTTAGATGGAAAGAAGGCAACTCTAATTAATAATGATATACAACGTAGAAATACAATAGCAGTATTACTAGAAGACTGGAAATTAATTAATATATTAAACAAAGATACAGCAAAAGAAAACAAAGCACCATTATCACAGATTAAAGTATTACCATTTAAAGAGAAAAAAGAGTGGATATTATCCGCTAAATATAATATAGGTAAGAAAATAATTAAGGAAGAGAAGCCTCTTCCGAAGGAAGAAAAACCTGATAATGCAGATACCAAAGTTTAGAGATTATATAACAGAGCAAAACCAAGGTCGTAAAGATAAACCGATTACGGTTGCTATACTTACTATAAATGATTCAGAGGATCCTCAAAAGGATTCAACTGTTGAACTTATAGAAAAGGCGTGTAAAAAACAAAAGACTAAATGTGTTATTGTTAATACTACATCTACTATAATCACAGCAAAAGACGAAGATAAGAACACCCTTACTGTCTATAATTACGATGGTAAGAATGGTGAACATACCTTTACAGGTAAAGATACCGTTGTTGTAACACGAGGTGGTGCAGTGGAGAACGAAGCTGGACTGTCTTTAATCTCTGCCTTTCAAAACTCACAATCATTTATGTTAAACACAAGAGCAGCTATGATGACTTGTGATAACAAATTAACGTCAGCTTTACTATTTGAAAAGTTTGGTATAGCTACACCAAGAACAGCATTTATATCTAACGAGAATAATATAAGAACTGGATTAGATATGATTGGTGGTAAGTTTCCACTTATCTTAAAGACATTAACAGGTACACAAGGTATCGGAGTAATAAAAATTGAAAGTTATGAGGGTCTTGTTGCAACTGTACAAGCAATGTGGAAATTAGAATCTGAACTTTTAATACAAGAATTTATGCCTACAAAGTTTGATGTAAGAACTTTTTGTTTAGATAACAAAGTTATTGCAAGTACAAAAAGAGTACATAGCTCATATGATTTTAGATCAAATACTCATAGAGGTGCCGAGGCACACCCTTATACTTTAAATGATGAAGAACATGAATTAATTTTAAAAGCTTCAAGAGCTTCAAAGGCATATATGGTAGGAGTTGACCATATAATACACAATAAAAAACCATACATTTTAGAAATCAATGGTAGTCCAGGATCAGGTGCTGATTATCAAGGTTACCAATACAAAGATTATTATTCTGATCCAGAACCATCTGGTAGAATAGACGGTGAAAAAATGATGGAATATCTTGTAGATTATATTCAAGATAGAAGTCATTGGGATAGACAATCACTTATAGAATGTGGTTGGTTAGAAACTGTTGACGTTACCGATGTAGATAAAGTTAGAGCTAAGTTTGATAGTGGTAACGGATCAAAAGCTTGTGCTTTACATGCCGATAAAATTATGTCAGATAAGAAAACTGTTAAATGGAAATATAACGGTAAAACTTATGAGAAACCTAAATTTGGTCAAAGTAAAATTTTTAGAGCAAATGCTACAAACGAACCTTCTGAAATTAGACCTACAATATTATTAGATTTAACCTTTAATGGTTTTACCTATAAAGATGTAGAGGTAGGATTAGATAGTAGACCAAGATCAGGATCAGACTTATTAATTAATAGAGATTTAATGAGACAAATGAATGTTAGTGTTAACCCTAATAGAACGTTTGTATTAAGTAAAAGACTAAAACCGGTTGACAAAGAACAGAAGTAAAACATTGCCTTTTTATAGGTAATGTGTTATATTAAATAATACAATAGGAGTTATTATGCAAGAAGTGAAAATATTAAGACTATCTACAGGCGAAGATGTAATTGCCAAGGTAGGTGAGAACGACCAAGGTGTAAGTCTAAAAAATCCATTCGTGATTATACCTCAACAAAGAGGTCCAGGACAACCATTACAATTAATGATGTCATTGTACAATGCCTTTGGTAAAAAGGATACTGTCACTATAACAAAAGAGAAAATAGTTTTTATGACAGAACCTAAAGATGAGATAAGAAAATCTTACGAACAAAACACAAGCTCAATTATAACAAAGAATCAAAAGTTAATAACCGAAGCTACGTGATAACAGTAAACTTTATTAGGACAAACAATGAGAAAGTCCAAGTAAAGGTGCCTGCTGGTTGGACTATAATGGAGGCAGCTAAAGAGGCATGTTTACCGGAAATTCCTGCTAGTTGTGGTGGTTGTTGTGCTTGTGCTACATGTCACATATATGTAAACAATGCCTGGATTGCCAAATTAGGTACTATAGATTATAATAGCAATGAGCAAGAATTATTAGAATATGAAAAAGGATATAAAAAAGGTATTAGCAGATTGAGTTGTCAAATTTCATTGACAAAAGAACATGATGGCATAACTTTACATTTACTTGATGACCAACTTTTATAAATCAGTTATAGAACACAAAGGTAAACTTCTAGTTAGAGGTATACATGATGGCAAAGACTATAAAGAAAAGATAGACTTTGGTCCTACTCTATATTCTATCACACAAAAAGATACAAAATTTAAAACTTTAGATAATCGCAATCTTAATCCTATTAAATTCAAAAACATTAATGACGCAAGAAGATTTAGACGAGACGTTGCAACCGATAATTCTCCTATTTACGGTTTAGAACGTTTTCATTATCAATATATTAATGACCAATTTCCTAAAAATATAAAATGGGAGAAAAAGTTTATTAAGATATTCACAATGGATATTGAGACTACAGTAACAGATGGTTTTCCAGATGTAGAAAACCCTACCGAAGAAATTATTTGTATCACTGTTAAAAATCAAACTAACAAACAGATTATAACATGGGGAACTGGTGCATATAAAACAGATAGATTAGATGTTACCTATGTACAATGTAAAACTGAACAGCATTTAATAATGGAGTTTATGAAATTTTGGTTAAAGAATCATCCAGATGTTATTACAGGATGGAATACCAAGTTTTTTGATTTACCATATTTAATGAATAGAATTAAATTAATTGCAGGCGAAAAGGTTGCAACTAGAATGTCGCCATGGAATTTAATAGAAAAAAATGAAATCATAGTAAGAGGTAGACCTCAAATAACATATACTTTAAAAGGTATTGTGATGTTAGATTACCTTGATCTGTATAGATGGTTTATTCCAACAAGACAAGAAAGCTATAAACTAGATTTTATTGGTGAGTTAGAACTAGGTAAAAAGAAACATGTAAATCCTTTTGAAACATTTAAAGATTTTTATGAAAAAGATTTCCAAAAGTTTATTGATTATAACATACAAGACGTTGAAATTGTTGACGCCTTGGAAGATAAACTTGGTTTAATTGAACTAGCATTAACTGTTGCATATGAATCTAAAGTAAACTATGATGATATATTTTCACAAGTAAGAGTATGGGATACTTTAATTGCAAATCATTTATTGGCAAAAAATATATGTATACCACCAAGAGAAGAACATATTAAAGATACAAAATATGAAGGCGCTTATGTAAAAGACCCTAAAGTCGGTCAGCATAAGTGGGTAGTTTCTTTTGATATTAATTCACTATATCCACATATCATTATACAATATAATATTTCGCCAGAGAAAATAATAGGACAGGATCCTTCAGGTATTTCTGTAAATAAAATGTTAAAACGGAAAATAGATTTATCTTATTTAAAAAATGAAAATGCCTGTGTAACACCTAACGGTGCGAAGTTTAAAAATGATAGTCAAGGTTTCTTACCAGAAATGATGGAGACCATGTACAATGAACGTGTTGTTTATAAGAAACGTATGTTAACTGCTAAAAAATTATATCAAAAGAATAAGGATCCCGAATTATTAAAAGAAATTTCTAGATGTCACAATATACAATGGGCAAGAAAGATTGCCTTAAACTCAGCTTATGGTGCAGTTGGTAACCAATACTTTAGATTTTATGATGTAAGACAAGCAAGTGCTATTACTACAACAGGTCAATTCATTATTAGATATATTGAGGAAAAAGTAAATGATTATATGAATAAGATTTTAAAAACAGAGTTTGATTATATTGTTGCGTCTGATACAGATTCAATTTATGTGACGATGGATAAGTTAGTTGAAAAGACTTGTCCAGGTAAAACAAATGAACAAATATGTAATTTTATTGATAAGGTTGTTGATAGTAGAATAGAACCATATATTCAAAAATGTTTTAATGAACTATCTGAATATTCAAATGCATTTAAAAATTGTATGGTAATGAAACGAGAAATAATTGCCAACAAAGGAATATGGGTTGCAAAGAAAAGATATATGTTAAACGTATTAGATGATGAAGGAGTAAGATTAGCTGATCCTAAATTAAAGATTATGGGTATTGAGGCAGTTAAATCATCAACACCACAAGTTTGTAGAGGTAAAATTAAAGAGGCAATTCAAATTATTATGAATAAAGATGAACCTACTTTACAAAAATTTATTGCAGACTTTAAAAAAGAATTTTTAGAAATGTCACCAGAACAAATATCCTTTCCTAGATCATGTAATAATATTAGTAAGTATAGAAACCCAGCAACCATCTTTAGTAAAGGAACACCAATACATGTAAAAGGTTCTTTAATATATAATCATAAATTAAAAGAAATGAAATTACATAAGAAATATCCTTACATAAAAGAAGGAGATAAGATAAAGTTTCTTAAATTAATACAGGCAAATCCATTTAGATTTGATGTGATTAGTTATATTACAACGTTACCATATGAATTTAATTTAAAGAAATATATAGATTACGAAACACAATTTGAAAAAACATTCCTTGATCCTATGAGATTTATATTACAATCTATAGGTTGGTCACAGGAAAAGAGAGCAAATCTGGAGGCATTTTTCGGATGAGTTTATATAAAAAAGTAGAAAAAGTTATACCAGAGATTGAGTGGAAGTTTCACGCTCCTTATATTGAAAGTATTAATAAATTAAAAAAAGAAAAGAATGTTGTAATACTAGCACACAATTATATGACACCAGAAATATATCATTGTGTTGCTGACATAGTTGGTGATTCTTTATTACTAGCAAAAGAAGCAGCGAAAACATCAGCAGATACTATTTTGATGTGTGGTGTTTATTTTATGGCTGAAACAGCCAAGTTGATGAGTCCTAACAAAACAGTTTTAATTCCAGACCCAAAAGCAGGTTGTTCTTTATCAGAATCAATTACTGGTCGAGATGTACGTTTATTAAAAGAAAAATACCCAGGTGTGCCTGTGGTAACTTATGTGAATACGTCTGCTGATGTTAAAGCAGAAACAGATATTTGCTGTACATCTTCCAATGCAGTTGAGATAATTGAATCGTTGGGAGTAGATAAAGTTATATTTCTTCCAGATGAATACCTTGCTAAAAATGTTGCTAAAGAAACGAAGGTTAAAATTATATCTTGGCACGGCACTTGTATGGTACATGAAAAATTTACTGCTGAAGAAATAAGAGAATATAGAAAAGATAATCCTGGCATAACTATTTTAGCTCATCCAGAATGTCCACCTGAAGTAATTGCTGAAGTGGACTTTACAGGTTCAACATCTAAAATGAGCAATTATGTTAAAGAAAAACAACCACGTAAAGTATTAATGGTTACGGAGTGTTCAATGAGTGATAACGTTTCAGTAGAGAATCCAAATGTAGAATTTGTTAGACCTTGTAATTTATGTCCACATATGAAAAAAATCAATCTTCCAAAAATATTAGAATCTTTAATGATGAACACCTATGAAGTGAAAATACCATATGACATAATGGAGAGAGCAAGAC